ATCAATTCGTTACTCCAGACGGTAATGTAGTAAGTAAAGAAGAATCTAGAGGTCCAGTATCTAATTACATTTACGAATTACGTAAAAACGACAAAAAACGCAAGATCTACGTGCTGAGACCTGCGTTAGTTGATCAATTTATTGAAATCTTTGAGAATGAGATGAAATTTACTCCTAGTACAGAGTTTGTAAGTCAATCTCTTAAGATTAGTAGAAATTAATAGTTATACCCATTCTGGTTTACGATCTGGCAACCTGAGGTAGTTATCAGATACCCATGGTTTAGATGCAATGTACATCTTGTATGCTTCCATGGTAGTGATGCTATCGTCTAATTTATACTCGTCAGGCATTGCCCTAACGAATGGTGTGTGACCTTCCCATTTCACATAAGGAATGATCTCATCAGCAGCAATAAGAGTCCTATAGCAGGTATGGTTTTTTCCATACCGATTATAATACTCGTCACACAATGCAACGCCATGCTCAAGCAACCATCTAGTATTTTCTATGGTTTCGTTTGCCCAGATAGTGCATGGGTGATTACGGAATGCTCCCTTCTCCGTAGCATAGGGTGTGCCGTCTTTCTTAGGTAATGTGCCATACCCATGTCCCCACTTGTCTGAGGCGATTATAGAGAGCATCTGACAGCACTCTAGAGGCATCTTGACAATATGCTTGTCAGGTAGAACCTCAGCAGAACGCCAAGGCGATTCGTCAGTAACAAAGATGTTCATACTAAAAGTTTACTAAAGCTGATTGCTAGGAGGAACATAAGCATTATAACCACATCCCATGATTTTGTCAGTACAAAATATGGTACTGAAATCATATCTGCAACAAAATGTAATGCAACTCCAAGAGTTGTATTAATGTGAAGAACAACAAAGTAGGCAGTAATCACTAGGATACTACCAGTTATTCTCATCGGGACAATGATGTTCATTTTTTAGATTTTATCCAACAAGGTTTGCATAACGAATTTACCCAACTGCCATCAGGTGCTTGGTGTCCAACTTGAGGTGTTTCATTCGCTGGAACCATCTTACCACACCCAGAGCACTTTGTCTCCCACATCTTCATAATGTTCTCTCTAATCGGTTTGTTGCTTGGTCTGGAAAATCTCTAGGACGACTATCTAACGCATTATCAGTTCTAGGCGAACCTTCATTTGCCTTCATCGTGTGTTGAAAGTTAATCCTCTTGTATCTAATGCAGAATGGGTCAGGCATCCAATATGTCACCTGCCAATTAATTAGTGGATTCAACTCAAGATGTTTCTCTACAGAATGATTAAAAATACCAATCTGAATATATCCATCATGAGCGACACAGGAGTTGTCACCGACTGACACGACAAATAGTTGTTTCAAAGAGTTCCTCACTGGGGTTGAGATTTTTCACAAATTGCACGGGATCCTTTTCGGACTTGTGTACCCAATGATAGCGTACACACTCAAATTCTGGATCCCATGTCTGGATACAGACATAATCTTTCATTTGCGTTTCTTTCTAGGTTTCCGTTTACCGGTATGCTTCTTTACTAACTTGTTCAATTGTTCTGCATTCAACTTGTTAAGTTGTGCATTGACATACTTTATCAATTTCTCTTTACATTCTGTTTTAGTCACGTTGTCTCCAATCATCAGGTTTGTCTTGCTGAAACCAATTCTTGATGTCGTCAGCATCAGTGAATCCCTTTCTATGGTTGGATGGATCGGGATCACCTAAACCCATCCTATTCAGAAAATCGTCGGTACTGCCTTCTTCAATCTGTTGTGAATTTTGACGACGTGCCATCTTTAACATCTCATTAGCAGATGTATTTGCTTTAGCAAGTTTCTGTGCCCATACCATGTCATCCAGTTTTACCTCTTCACCATTAGCAATACATTTACAGATAAACTCCAGTCGTAGACGGTATTGTGTAGACAGCATAAATCTAAATCACATCTTGATTATTTATCATCGACCCTTTTGACCAATTTTTTGCCGGGGTTTTTTTCCCGACTTTTTTGAAACTAAAAGGTCGATTTTGTTTTGGCAAAAAAAAGGGGATCTTTTTTTAGACCCCCCTTTATATTACATCTCTTCGTTAGCAAGAGAGTCGAAGTAACTGTAGTTGTCCTCATCCTTTTTAAGGAAAGGAGAACTTGACGTGACATTTGACGTGATATCAGGATCATTAAATCCAGAGTTCAATGTACTCAGCTCTTCTTTCATTGCAGCAGGAACAGGAATCATTTCACGTTCTTCATCACGAACCTCAGGTGCAACAGCACGACCTCTGAGCACAGTGTCCATACGTGTCTTCAGTTCATCATATGACTTGAAGTTACTAGAAGAAGTGAACTCATTTAGATCATACATTTTGTTGTAGATCTCTTCCAATTGCTCGTCATCAAAACGACCAAGTGTTGAAGGGTTACCGAAAGCAGAAGCATCATAGTTCCAGAAACCTGCAACCTTCTTGATGCGAAGATTGAAGTCAGCACCTTGCCAAAGATCAAAAGGATTGACTGGTTCTTGACCCTTAAATTCAGGTTGCATAGATGCAATGATCTTGTCATGAATCTTCTTACCATACTTATAGAGGAAAACCTGACCTTCGTTCTGAGGGTTAGCAGGATCATCAATAACATAGATGTTGCTGTAGTAAGACAGTTTACGCTTCTGCTTACGTGCAACTTCCTTATCACTATCAAGACCGCTGTTCCACAACAGACGATTTGCCTCACTTACAGGGTCTTGTTGTCCAAGAGTAGTAAGGGAGTTCTCAATGTACCATCCACCAGGACCTTGGAAAGCATGACTCCATACTTTTGCCCAAGGCATATCAGAACCTTCGCTAGGAGGTAGGAATCGAATGATAGCACTACCTACACCATCTTTACCCATAGTAGGTTTCCAGAGTCGCTCATCGACATAACCTGAAACACCTTCTACCTTATTAATTTCTGCATTAAGCTTCTCTAGAAGAGAACCTTGTGTTTTAAGTGATCTGAAAGACATTTGTATTCTCCGTATTGTTTGGATTGTGTCGTATTGACTGGATTATCATAGCATAGTCACTAGTCATTGTCAAGGAACTGGGAACGCAAGTTCTGAATAGACGAGCGACCTAGTTTAAAAATCTCAGGTCCAATCTCCGTGGTGGGCATCCCCATCCTCTTTGCTTGGGTTCTGAAATTTTCCTTTACTGTCTGACTATCTTCGTCATTGGAAAGATTCACTCTTGTATATAGGATCTCCTGCATATCAATCAATCTTTCCATTTTCTTAAGAAGTTGTTCCTTCTCATCATCTGATTGCATTTGTATTAGAGGCAGTGACATATAAATTTCTTTATATAATTCATGCATTGACTCTACTTCTTTGCGAACAATCTCTGATGAGAATAAATTCTTGTCATTCATAGTTTCTGTAGTACCATTTGCTTAATTCGTGTTGGATCCTCCTCAATAAAAGGATCATACTTATGTAGAAGAAACGATAACTGCTTCCAGATAACATCATCCTTCAATAAGTTATCATACCTACTAACAAAATCAGTAATTTTGTTTAGCATAATGAGGGTTTCCAACATCACCCTACCACCAAGATATGATTTCAGTAATTGAGAATGTCCCCTATTACATTTGAATACCTCATTAAAATTTGTTGAAAGAGTAGAAAGATTTTCAATATCCTGCCCAAACAAATAAGTAATACTCTGCATCTTTCTCTTCCACTCCATATAATTCTTGTCATTCATCTGAAGGACATGAAAATTAGAGTTGACTAAAAAGTTAGATACAAAGTATTGTTCTAGTTCTTCTGCTGTATATTTTCTGGAGAGTTTCTCAAAAAAGTAAACATCATTCCTCTCCATAAATTTTTCTTGAGATACTTTAATACTTCCTTGGTAGTGAAAGTAATCATATGTTTTACGACTGAAGTGTGTCTTCAGTGCAACATAAATTTGATAAACCTCAAAAGGGTACATAATTAAATAGGTAGAACACCTCTGGTTGTTTTTTTAATGTAGTTAAGACGAGTTGCCTCTGCCTTAATCTTTTCTTTCAGTGAGGGTGCAATCAATTTTACAACTGATTCAATCTCAAGGTCTTTTGAATCACAAAAATCAACAATAGCATCAATGTAATTTAATGTCTTGTTACTATCTTTGACAATGTTTTCAATAGTCATTGAAAACTTGTTCTTGTCCATAAAGTTCTCGTCAATAAGTTCATTAATGTTTTTGTTTTTAGTGGGCATCTTTGTACTCTGCAATGTAATCTTTTAGCAGAGGAACATAATCTTCAGGATCTTTAACAAAAATTTGTGTGTCCCCTGTTTGGCATGTGATTAAAGTAACGATCTGATCGACCTTGATACCGGATCGTTCCTCATACATCTTAGCATACCCTGTCTCTTGAACAAAATAACTTTCAATCCAAGATTCTTTCTTTTCTTTACCAGAAGTTTTAAAATCTATAATTGAAAGTTTGTTGTCAAACTCAGCAATGCAATCAACCCTGCCAGCGATCCCAAACTCATGACTATAGAGAGGTGCCTCTTGGAAATGAATGTTGTTGATTCTACTGAGCATGGACTTTGCTTGATTGAATAGTATCAAAGCAAGATAGTCGTTTTTATACTTATCTAAACTAAGATCATTGTTTAGATAATCTTCGACAATACTATGTAGTTTTGTCCCAACATTTGCTGCACGGGATGAGATTTTATTTGCTTCCTCATTCCCTACTCTCTTCCTCCATTCTGCAATTGACTTGCGTTTACGATAGGAACAGATAGTAGACATAGATGTATACTGACTATCACCTACAGCATAAAATCTCTTTCCACTAGGAGCAGTAGTCGCCTTGATATCCTCAAGGAGGACACCCATATTAACATGATTAAACATTAAGCAAACCCAAGGTGCATTTTACTGATGATGTAACTCTTAATGAGTCCACTTCTTACAATGTCTTCAGTGCCAAATTCAACACTAGTAAACTCATCCATAACCTCAAGAATTTTCATGAAGTCAAGGATACCATTCTTCTCATTCGTTTTAACAAGATCCGTTTGCATAACATCACCTGCAAAGATGATCTTACAGTCAGTACCAACACGTGTAATGATAGAATCTAACTCATGGAAGTTAAGGTTCTGACATTCATCAACAATAATAATAGCATTGTTGAGTGTAGTGCCACGAAGAAATGATGTGCTCCAGAAAGAAATAGTTTCCTGTGCCTTCAGATTATCATATAGCATATTATATGCAGGATCATCAGGCATCTTAAACATATACTCTACCATATTCTTATAAGGAATCTGATAAAGATTTGACTTATCATCATGGTCTCCAGGAAGGAATCCAATTTCTCTTGTAGGTACAAGAGAACGAACCATGTAAAGTTTTTCATAAGGAGATACTCCTGAAAGGATCTCCTTAAGTGCCAGGTACATTGCTATGAATGTCTTACCTGTGCCTGCACAACCATATAGGAAAAGGTTTTTATCGTAGACCTCATAGGCATCAAATGCAAGTGTCTGATTTTCAGTTAAAGGAGTGATCTCTTTTAAGTGATCAGCATTAATTGGTTTCTTGCGTCTCATCTGCTTTGGAGTGCTGTTAGCAAAATCGAACTGGGTTTCCTTTCTTCTTCTTGGCATAAACTTTAATGAGTGTCGATGTTAGATCTAATGTTTGCTTTTTTAATTGACTTCAGAACGTCCCTAAACCCGTCAGGAACTTTATTCTTGACGCCAGCATCAGCAACAACACCAGGAAATGAATCATGATACTGTTCAAGATGGGGATTATCCAGTTTATATTTATCGAGAACTGTGAAACTCATACGAGTTTCAGTGATCTCTCCAGTGTCTTTATTCCTGAACTGGTACGTCGGCATCGCCTTCCCCCTCCTTGGTTTTATTAAATCCAAAAGGACCTGCTGATTTTTCTTCTAGTGCTACCTTTAATGCAACACCACCGACTGCCTCCATACATTTAAGAATGTCTTCGGTCTTAGCACCTTCACCAAGTTCTTTGGCAATGTACCAATACTTTGGCCAGAATGTTTCTCCTGCCCTTTGGTAATCATCAAGTGTTAGTAGTTTCATGGGTTGTCCATCCTAATGCTTCAGCGACTATTGGAAATTGACCTGCAAACAAACACTTACATTCATTTGCAAT